GAATCGTCGGTGGCGTATTGGCTACACCGTTCTTTAGCACCAGCGTACTCGTTGATGCTGCTTGTATGTTATCTGCTACGATAGTTCCAGCCATGATGTCCTCTTATTCGTAGAGAATGTTAATAGTGCCAGCGGACGGAGTTGTGTCAAAAGTATCTGTGCCGTTGACTGTAGTTATGCGGATTTGATCTAGCGTTCCAGATATGGCTGTTGCTGATGTTCCTCCAGAAGATTGACCGCTTTGTCCGTTACTTGGAAGTAACACACTTGACGCAACCCATATATTTCCTGAGATATTTGTGATAACAGCGTGTCCGCTATAAACACTACCTGCTACATTTGCTTGAGTTAAGATGAAACCAGCAGTGCTATTAGAAAGCGTGTTTGCATAAGATGAAGCAACACTTGAATAGTTTGCAGTCGCTATGCTACCAGACCCAATTCGTATTAAAAAACTACTCGTACCACTCGTACTTACTCCGTTAAACATTACCGTAATACGCTTTACCCACGACGGTATTGACGTAAAATCAATTGATGTTTGGCCAGCGCAAGTAACAGCCGTACCCGACACAATCGGCGCTAACGTACCAGTGACATTTACCAACGTCTGTGTTGTGCTACCCGCAACAGCCGGAGCCGCTAACGTAATCGAACCGGACGTGTCGCCTGCAAGAACTAAAGATGCCATGATTTATCCTTGTATCAAATTACAACCCACCGACTGCCGGATGAAACGGTGACAATTACCGCTGCAGTGATCGCAGTCAGCGACACCGACTGCGACACATCGACCGTGTAGGTGCCAACACCACCGGTGCCTGTGCCCAAGGCCGTAATGAGCGTGCCTGCCGTGATGCCCGAACCTGCAATCGTCGACCCTACAGCAACAGCGCCAGAGGTGGCCGTGTCAATCGTCAATGTCGTGCCTGCGATACTGCCTGTGCCAACAAAGCCCGCACCCAGCGTGATCGGGCCGGTCGTCATGGCGTTTTTGGTAGCTGGAATTGTATAACTGATCGTAATTGTCTGGTCGTTTTCGATAAAGACTTCGTCGTTACCGCCGCCTGTGGCGCCTGCGCCGTTACCTACCGAACCCCACTGGTTGTTGCTGAACCCCTCAAAGGTATCTAACGTGCTGTTGTAGCGCAACATGCCTTCAGCAGGCGCAGCAGGACGGTCGGTAGTCGCACCTACCGGCATCTGAACATAGCCCGTACCGGAGAAGGTGACATTTAGCGTGGCTGACAAGCTGGTGAACGCGCCAGTGTCAGGCGACACGTCGCCGATCGGGGGCGGCGAGCTAAAGGACAGGTTGTCCACCGGCACCAGAATGTTATCCGTGGTGTACTGGGGGACATCGTTCTCGTCAGTGACGACGAACTTGTACGCGATCGTCGGCTGCAGCCAGATGTTGGCCATGCCCCGCGAGTCAAGGATGATGGGGTTGGTGTTCTCAGTGCCGCCTGCCTGGTCGGTGTACGTCGCAATCGGGGTCGTCGTGCCCCCGGCGTAGGTGTAGACACGACCGGCTACCAGCGGGTTGCCGTTGGCATCGAAGAACTGCTGCTTGGGTGTTGGGGTTAGGGATGCCATTTAGTCATTCCTTAGTTTATTCTGGTTTTGCGGAGCTAAACGATTACGGATAGCTTCACGGGTTTTCGGGCCTTGCTCACCTACCGAGGTAGCGCGAGGGCGGCTAAGTTGTGGTTCTAAAGTTTCCAACACATCCATAAGCCGCTCACGTTCAGCTTTGGCGCGGGCCACTTGTTGCGCGTCTTTAGATCGCTTTTCAATTTCGGCAAACGCGGCGGCCTTTTGCTTTGCTTTGGCCACCGTTTCCGCAACCCACGCCCGATCCATTGCTTTTTCAGCCAGCGCTTTATCGGACAGTTTAGCCAGACCGGAATCCACTACGGCAAGATCAACCCTAGTTTTTTCCCATGCAACTTTCTCTTCTGCGGACAACTTAAACCGCTGCCCAGCCGATACTTTGTCTGCCGCATTACGCAAGGCTTTGCCGGGGTCTTCAACCACTTCTAGCGTTGCCCCCTTAATGCCTTGGCTGGTACTGCGCAGTTTACCCGTTACGGGGTCAAGTTCCAAGATGACTTCGCCGCTAGTTGGACGTCGTCCTGCAGCTTCGCTTGCTGCTTGCTGCGCTGCTGCCGCTTCTGTTTCAGCTCGCTGACGCTCGTAATCAAACCGGCGTCTCTGCTCCACATTACGCATAGTAGATGCAGCGCTTGGAGCTTCCAAAGCAGGCGTTGTGGGCGTGCCAACTCGCACATTACCTTCAGGAATAGCTTGCCCAAACACCCAGTTAGGTATTTGGTCTTGGGTCAGCAACGCGTTGCGGTAATCGTAAGGCACCGGCAGATTACGATCGGTAGATATTGTTGCCGGGCGCAGGTTGTTGGCTTGCGTTGGCGGCCTAAAGTCTTGCGGAATGGCATACCTAGCCTGATAGCCTGGCTTTAACATACGGTTTGCTGCCAACCCGCCGCCAAGATAGCCCGCTAACGCGCCGCCTGCCGCAAAGGGGGCGATCGGCGCGCCCATTAACGCCGCCGTGCCCGCAGCGGCGGTACCCGCCGCGCCAGAACGAGCAAGCCCCTGTACCAAAGGTGACGAGCCGGACACACCTGTTCGCGCTATGTCCGGAAATACGCTAGCAATCTTAGCTATGTCGGCAGCGGTGCCCGTCAAAGGCTTTCCATCTTGGGCCATTTTGGCCAAAACTTGCGGGTCAATGCGGTTTGTTTGATTATTAAGCGCGCGCTCGTAATCAAAAATCTTGGCTTTTGCTGTGCGTGCTTTACGCAAATTTGCTAACACTTCTGCGTTTGGCGCATTAGCGTCAATCAAATCTTCTAGTGCGTTGGCTATACTAATATTTGTTTCTGCTTTAGCTATTAAAGTAGAGTCGGGAACGCCGCTTTTTTGTTGCGCGTCATATATCTGTTTAGCCTCACGCCGAAGATTGCGTATGTCGGCGTTAATTTCGCTGCCCGAACGCCCCGCCCTGACTTTATCTAAAGTTTCATCAATTAAGTTATTAACTGCTGCGGCATTCTTTTCCCCGCCAATTGGAGGGCGTGTAATACGTAACGATTCAATCTGACGTAACGCAGGTAAGTCTGGAGTGATTACGGAAATTTTTCCGACCGCATTGTACGCCGCGTCATGTTGAGCTAACGCGGCTTTAATGGCGTCATCATTCAACACCGTGTTAGGCGGCAAACCCATGTCTTCTATAGCCATCTGGGTAAACCGCGCGTCATTTAATTGTGACGCTTTTTGTGAAAAGTTTGTTACCGATTTAGCCGCACCCGCAGTTATGCGGTTTACTGCAGTGGGGTTAGATTCGGAAGGGTCAAGAATAATGTTGTATTTGACCGCCAGTTTAGCCGCGTCAATTTTTGCCGCATTCTCAAAACTTTTGGCGACATTAGCTTCTTGTTGCGCGGCGGCTCGTTCGGCTAATTTTGCGCTGCCCGCTAGCTTGCCTTGCTGAACTACGGGGCCACCTAATACCGCTAGTTCTGTGGCGGTTGCGGGGTTTAGCCCCGCCAGTTTAGTGGCGTCTATAAAGCTGGAAAAACCACCTAGAATGTCGCGGCCTGTTTGCGTGCGTGGCTGATAGGTAAGTGCCTGCTGTACGTTACCCGCGACTTGTTCTGCGCGGCGTACACCTTGAGGTGTGCCGAATGACCCTTCATACATACTAGTAAACGGGCCGGCTACATTACCTACTAAAGTACCAAACAACCCGGTTGCTAGTACCCCCGGCACTTCAGTAATACCTTGCCCTATGTCAGTAAAAGACCGGCGTGGGCCGGGCAAGCGGTCGGATCGATCCGCCGCCATATTGAAATCATCCGGCACAGATCTATCCGCTGTTACGACAACTTCAGGCAACGATTGCAAATATTCGTCTGGGTCAAACGCTTTTGGCGGTTGCGCTAAATAGGCATCAGGGTCAAAAGTAGCCGCCATTATTTAACTCCAAGCCGTTTTTTAATTGCCGCAGCGCGAGAGTCGTTAGGATTGGCGTTCGCCCAAGCCAACGCTTCTTTATCTTGCGGAGACATTTGACGCGGTGCGTTAGAGCTGCGCGCGAGCGCTTGAGGATTCAATGCATCCAATTCACGTTTAGACGCTGGCGATAATTTATTTCTAAAATCGTCGCGGCCAGTACTTGTTTGGTATTGAATGTTCAAAGAATTTAACTGGCCGCCCAACAATTGTTTAAAGGTTTTTAATACGCCCATTAACTGTTGCGGGCTGCTTGACGCAATAATTGCATCTCGAATTTCTTCTCGATCTTTAAGCGCCATGTTAGCGCCCGTCAACGCTTTAGCAACCTCGCCACCAACAATAGCTTTAGCAGCTTCAAAATTAGCTGGGGCGGCAGTACCTGTTTGTTTAGCAAAGAAATTGCCAATACTGTTAAACATCCGCGTATCGTTATTTTGTAACGCGGTGGCTAACTTTTCCATTGTCTCTAAGTGGTCAATAGCGGTATTAAACGACCGTGTTGCAACCGCAGATTTACCTGAAGTAAAATCTTTTACGGCTGCTTTTGCTGCTGCCGTATCTTGACGGTTAGTAGTTATATCGCCCGCCATATTTTCAGCCGAACCACCCATTAACTCAGCTGCCCGATTCACAATCGCGGTGCGTAATTGTTTAGGCATTTGAGTAATTGTGCCGCTATCTTTAATATACTGATACGCTAGCATATCCAACGCAGTATCTGTCGGTTTTGCGCCGGGCGCGGGTTGCACAACAATTTTTGTGGCTTGCGCCATCATGCGTTTCCACTCCGGAAACGTCCCTTTAAACTCTCCTCTTTGTTTAGATTTTCGCCATTCACGTTCGTTTTCAGTTTCGCGCTGTTGGTCTAACCATTCTGGAAAATTACCTTTAAAACCATCTTTTTGTGCAGCGGCAAAATCACGCTGCTTTTCCGTCTGTTTAGAGTCGTTTTCATAATTGCGCTGAATAATATCCGCTTTTGCTTTGTCGCTAGGCAAAGAACTGCTATACAATTTAGCAGCTTCTGGATGTATTGCTGGTCGTTCTGTAGTGCCGGCAGCTTGCGTGGCGGTTGCAAGCGCGGGTCTATCTGCTGCTGTAACCGCTGGCATACCCCCAAGATTGTTAACCGCCGCAACATTAGTTCTAAAGCCACCAAGTTGATTAACCGCCGGTTGATTAACTTGTGGTCGGTTAAACATGATACTGCGCTCAGCAGGAGGCACGTTGGTTAAATCAAACGCAGCAGCGGGCGGAGGTGCGGGCGGAGGTGCGGCGGCGTCAACCGCAGCAGCAGGCGCTGGTGCAGGCGCCGTCGCGTTAGGCGCGGTTGCGGTGCCGCGCTGGCGCTTCCGAAACTCTATAAATTGCAGTCTAGTTAATGGAGGGTTCCCGGGGGTATTTAAAAAATCTGAATGTTCTTGATCTATCAGTTCTTTTTCAGCTTTTTTAAACGCGGGCGTGAGTTCAGTAAATCTATCCACGCCTAATTTAGATTGATTTACTAAATCCTCAAACGTGCCAGTTCGAATCGCTTCAGCTACGTTTTGACGTACTTTATCCAAAGTCACGCCGCGCGCGCGTAGTAGCGGCCCCAATACAGGGTCGTTAATATTTTTTTCAGACCACGCTATATAGTCGGCTGGCGCAGTAGGGGAGTTAACATTAAACCCCTCTAAAAAATACCGCGATTCTTTTACCTTAGCTTGAACTAAATCTGCTTCATTTTTTTGTTTTTGTATTTTTGCTGAGTCAGCTTCAAGCCCTGATTTTTCGTATTCAAGCGCTAGTTTAGGGTTTACACGTTTTAACTGCGTAAGATATTCTGGTTTAGAAGGGTCTAACTTTGCCAAAGCATTACGCTCTTGCGCGTCGCGGCGCGCTTCTTCGTATTTTAGCGCATTCATTTGCTGCTGCTGTTGCAACCCTTGCAGCTGTGCAAACTCCATCATGACATTTATAGGCGATTCGACTTGAACGCCTCTGATTTGCCCTGGAATAGTGTAATCAATACCGGCCATAATTTAACCTTTAGCGTGGCTTGTACGCCAGATACTTAGCGTAATCACTAGTATCGGGGCCAACATCCATTAACGCGGTGTTAGGGAGTTTATCTATGTACTGTTGTCTTTGATTGTAATTCAAATAATTACTTAGACCACCCGTCAGCGCGTTAGCCATGTTGGCGTAACTTGATGCTTTAATGTTGCCCCTTGCTATTTCGCCTTGGGCTAAAGATTGCCCGTATTGGCCTGCTGCGTTGCTCAATGTATTTGCAGAGGTTTGACCTACGCCAGCCAATGCCTGCAAAGGGTTTAGCCTTGACGCAAAACCGGCTTGATAGCGGTTAAACGCCTTATCAAACTCTTCCGAGGCTAACCCTTGGCCGTAACGCGTGATCCCCCGCATGGCGTTGCCTGACAACAAGCCACCCCGCGCTGCTGCGCTGTTTTCTAGCGCGCGCAATCCTTCTTTCAGACGAAAACCGTAGCCAGGGTCAGCTTGAAATTTGTCTATCGTAAATGGGTCGTATTGAGACGCGGCGACCAAATCAGGCAGCGCATTAACGCCGACTTGGCGAAAAGGCTCCTGCAACTCAACCTGTCGGTTAAACATGCGCTCTTCAGCGGCAGTAGCGCGATCCATAGCTTTTGACTGCTCTTTTGCCGCGCGGTTAGCACCGTATCCTTGAATTACGCTGCCTGCTATAAATCCTGACATAGTGTCTCTCCGGGTAAGTAAAAGCCAAAATTTGTGCCTACAGCATCTCGGTAATCAATAAAAAGTTCGTTACCGACGCCCACATCTTTTAAGGCAATTACATATAAATCATCACCAAACTTGTACGGCATTACATTAGCATCTTGCGAATGGTTAATGTACCGCCCTGCCGGAGTACGCTTACCATCCAATCGACCAGGGCAAATAACTTCACCGGCAAAAAAGTATCGCGTAGCAAACATGCCAATACCATGCACTGGCGACGCTTTTAACTCTACATCGTGCCCTTCTGGCATATCAACTAGATCACTTTCAATGGTCACTATGGCGTCCATTGTGGGTTGATCCACCCCTAACTGCTCTAAAAACAACTGGTAGTCTGCTTGCGCCGATTCAATTGCCAATTGCCTGCGTGTAGCCCCTAGTCCGCATTCGGGTACGACGTACAGCCTATCTTCTAACGTTGGTATATCTTGGCAATCATCAGCGTTGTCGTACACGTCCACCCAAACAACTTCATCTTCAAACACGCGGCCTGCGCGTTGCTCACCTGCTTTTGCGTCAAACTCACATGGCGCTGTTAGCACAACGACTTCAGTATCACGGTTTACTGCAATCGTGCCTTTTTCTAACCGCACGCGGTAATCCGTCTTGTGTGCTGCACCTGTTAACACTGTCCACGGCGGCACCGTAATTTTACGCTCGTACACACCCGGCAAAAACGTGTGGGTTGTTACAATGTCAGCTTGCGGCATTTGTAGCAGCTCGTCTTGCAGCGCCACAACTTTCTGCCGCATCAACTCTGGCGTAACCACCGCCGTGCTGTCAGGATTAAATATCTCAACCGCGTTCACACCACCACCCATCGTGAGCCGCTAGGTACAGTCACCGTCACGCCGCCAGACACCGTCACCGTACCGGCAGACATGCCCGAATAGCCTGCGGGAATCGTGTAGCTGGTGCCAATAGTTAAACTATTGACAAATATGCCGTTAGATGCCGCTACTGCTGTGGATGTTAATTCACCGGTACTGGGTTTGTACAGTAATTTTGCATTGCTAGTATAGATGGTTGACAGCGAACCGGACGTGGCAGCCGCGAACGTTGGGTAGACGTTCGTTGACGTGGTGGTGTCGTTCGTAATAGTTGCACCCGACCCAGTTGGCAGCGCCCAAGTTGCTGTCGTGCCATTTGATGTCAGCACGTAAGTATTCGCGCCAATGGGCAGGCGAGTAGCGCTGTTGACGCCGTTGCCGAGAATCAAGTCGCCCGTGCTGGTGATTGGCGATAAGGCGTTAAAGGCTGCGCTGGCAGTCGTCTGACCTGTACCGCCGTTAGCGATCGGCAGCGTGCCGGTCACCTGCGTGGTCAAGCTGACGTTTGACAGTGTGCCACCCAGTGTCAGGCTGCCGCTAGATGTGACCGTGCCCGATAAACTAATCCCGTTGACCGTACCGGTGCCGGACACGCTAGTGACGGTACCCACGTACTGGTCGTTCGATGTAATGGTGAAATTAGGGTACGTGCCCGAAATGCTGGTTGTGCCCGCCCCGGTCAACGACACTACTTGGTCAGGCAGGGTATTGGTGATCGTAAAATTCGGGTACGTGCCTGACGTGCTGATGCCTGTACCGCCGGTCAAGGTCACCGTTTGATCTGGCGCGGTGTTGGTAATAGTTACCGCGCCCGTAGCACCTGACACAGAAATGCCGGTGCCTGCTACGGCGCTGGTCACACCCGTGTTGGCAATCGTAATTGACCCCGCCCCATTGGTGACGCTAATCGCAGTGCCAGCGGTTAAATTAGCGTTCTCCCACACACCTGCCACGGCATCATAAATCAGCGTGTTGCCGGAGGCCAGCGACGTAAAGTTGACGTTGCCGTCAGTGCCGCCCAGCACCGAACCGTAGGTTGGGCGTACAAACAAAATGCCGTTAGACACACCCACGTTAACTACCGCAGCCACGGAACAGATTGCAGCAGGCGCGGTAGGCTTAAACTTGGTCAATCCACCGGTCACCAGTGGGTTGTAATAGAGAAGATCGCCCTGCGCCCACGTCTCAGCGCCGCCGGTCGTGTCAATCTGCTTGACCTCACCAAACGTGGTGACAAACACCCAATCGTTGGTAATGCCGCTTTCGTGCGCCAAACCCAAAATGTAATTGGCCTGCTCCGGCAGCAATCCGGTAGCTGGCGCAGCGGTCAGACCGCCGCTAGCCCCTAGCGTGCCTGTGAACATCAGCACTTGACCTTTGGTCGCCGCAGACGACAACTTGACGCGGTAATACAGCTCTTCGCCCACGCGCTGAATTGCCGCGCCGTTCATCTGGAACGTCAGCGTCTGAAACTGATCGGTGTCGTCGTAATACAAGCGGCCAGTGGCGTCAGTGACGGTGGCCGTGGTGTCAAACTGAATGAAATCGGGCGACGAGATGCCGCCTGTTACACCCGTCATTGACGTGATGTCCGAGTTGGCACCTGACGCAGCGGCGCCCAGATTAGTACGTGCGCCGGAGGCTGTAGTGGCGCCTGTGCCGCCGTTATCGACGTCTAGGGTGCCAGCCAAGGTAATCGTGCCAGACGTCGTGACAGGGCCGCCAGAGGTCGTTAAACCTGTTGTGCCGCCGGATACGTTGACCGACGTAACCGTGCCTGACCCACCCCCACCGCCTTGGTTGGCTTTATTGAGCAGGTTTAGGAAGAACCGATACCAGTCACGCGAGACAAGCCCCGTCCGGTCGTCAGTAATCGGCGACTGGTTCTTGGGTAGTTGCGGTTCGTTATCTGGGTTAGGCATTGGTGCCGGACAAAGCGAGTTCGGCACCCATAATGGCGATCTTGACGGGGTCGGTGCCTGACACCTCGTACACGCGGTCACGCAGCTTGTCAGTCATGCCCAACCGACGCCAGAACGCTCTGAATCCGTAATTGCCCATCTTGCCCATGCCCGCCCACTTCTCGTTCGACCATGTGTGGCCGCCGTCGTCTGAAAAACGCAGTATGACCTGTGGGTCGTTGCCTTGGCCAAGAACCAAGCCCACACCTGTCTCGCACTCAAGCTGCAAGGCATGCTGGGCGGTACGCTTTAAGTTGTTCTGGCCGGTAGGCAGCGCCCGCCACGACCGCAGCCACTTCTGTGGCAGGTTGTCGTCAGCAAATACGTCGAGATCGTAAGCGTAAATTTTGCCGTTCTGGAAGTCGCCGACAACGATTTCGTTGTTGAAGAACATCTGGCAGTTCGCACGGTGACGGATAAACTGCCCGTTGGCAAAGCCAGCACGCTCATGCCAAGCTTGCGTGGCCACATCGAACACCCAAGTCTTTTGAGCAGTCGGGAAGGTCAGCACGTAGAAAGCATGGCCGTCTTGCTGGTAGGTGAAAGCGATTGCGTCTGAAATAGTGCCGTAGCTCTGGATGGCAAACTCAACCGCGTGGGTAGAGATGCGCTGGCCGGTGTAGCCGTTGGCACGAAACACCACGCCTTGGCCACGGGCATCTGACCCTAGCCAGAACAGCGAGTTATCCATCTTGGCAACCGAGAAGGTCGCTGCGCAGCCCAGCTCGTTGACCGCACCTTGGATACGAGCTAACGGGAACGGTGTGTCGCCGGCGTTGTACCAGACTTCGACCGACTGGGTGCCAAACAGCCACACCTCGCGGTGGTCGACAAACAGCGACACCAAATTGTCTGGCATACCTTCAGCACTGGCAAACGACAGCGGGTCGAGCTGGGTGCCGTCAAGCAGCTCAGACGTCCAGAACTTCTGGGAGTTCGGCTCTTGGAAGACAAAATAGCCATCCAAATACCCTACGGTTATCGCGCCGGGAAAGTCCACGTCCGTAATCTCAGCGTACTCTTCAGTCGCCGCGTCGTAGATAAACCCTTCTGGGTTAGCCGCGATAAAGAGCTGCGTACCGTTGTCGACCATCGACACAGGCCCGGTGCCGGACACGCCGCCAATCGGTGTGACCGTCCAGTTGGTGTCTACCCGGTACAGTCGGGAGCCGGACACCACGTAACCATAGCCGCCGTAGGCCCACATGCCCCGGATAGGGCCGGTGCCAACGGTAGCCAGCCGACGCAGGCCAGGCGCCCGGTTCAAATACGCAGGCTCGTTGCCTTCCGGGGCCGGGGTGGCTTCCGGGTACAGGTTGACCATGCGGCTGTCCGCAGCGTTGACGCTGCGGGCCACATAGGCTTGGCCAAGGATAGGCGTTTTCACGGCTTAGAAATTCCCGGCGTAGATGTTGTACCGCTGGTGAGTAGCAACCAGCGCGTAAGGCATTGACATCACGTCGTCTGGGTTGTTGATACGCTTCAGATTACGTTTGGACGTCATGGCAATCCGTACAACCTGCGGCATGGGCTCAACACCAAACTCGTTGGCAATTTCCATCGCCAAGTTGTACTTGAACGCACGCAGATAGCCTGGCGGGAACGACAGCACGGTGTTCAAAGTTGCGGGTTTATCCAGCTGCTGCACCGACACAAAATGCCACTCCAGCAAGCGTGTGGGCTTGGGGTAGATCGTCATGGTGATGTCTGGGAACGTGTTGTTCACAAACATGACCTGCGGGTAGGTGCTGGTAACTGTCTTGACCGCGATGCCGTCGTACTGCTGCTGGTTAATCAGCTTGATGCCGTAAGACACGTTGGTCTGCGGATCGCGGAAGTACGTCGCATCGTCAATCAAAATAGGCCGGTTACCAACAAAGTCGCCGGTCGGCCCAAGCGTGCGGGTGATAGTGTCGGTTGGCCAATTAAATACTTGGTCTTCAGTGGAGAAGACAGCTAGACGCTCAGTATTCCACGAATCAATCATCTGATTCATGGCGGCTAATGCGTCCTGTGCTGCCTGCGGGGATGGCTCTTCACCTTCAGCCAGCTGGCCAATGAGCCGGAGCGACGCTTTGATCTGGTCGAAGGCGGTTGCCATTTACACTCCTTTAAGCTGCCGCCTCTACAGTGGTGCGGCTACGACGACGTTTAACTTCCAGTTCATTGGCTGGTGCCGCCGCTTCAGGAGCTGAAGGCGTGTCGGGATTATAGCGTTCCCAGCCGTTTTGTTCATCAAATTCTGCCTCCATCTCCATATTGGCGATTTTGGTTCCGTGAACAGGATGCTGTAAGTGAATAATAGGCATAAAGTGGGCGGGGCCGAAGCCCCGCGTTAATTAGGCAACAACAGGGAACTGCCACTTAGAGCCGTCAGAGATAAACAGCTTACCCGTACCAGTTGCATTGGTCGTGGTGGCCAGAGAACCTACTGGAGCAGTAGTAGTAGTTACGTTTGCAGTAATTGCAGTCGTTAGAAAATACAGACCCGCAGTTGCGTTAGCAATGACTGCGCCGGTTGTAGCAGACGACGTGATGGACGAAGCGGACACCGCGCCCAAAGTTGTCGTGCCAGTAACCGTAACGCTTTCAAATTGCGGGTCGGCATAGGCAACGCCTACAGCTTGTGTGTTAGGCATGATCTATCCTTTAAAAACGGGGGCCGAAGCCCCCAAGCATTAAGAGATACGGTACAGAGTCCAAGAGCCGTCGCCGGTCTTGCGAGCACGGAAGTGGCCTGAAGTGCCTTCAGTCACTGCCATAGCGCCCACCAGAGTCCAGCCTGTAGCCGTAGCAACTGTCACGTCGTCAGTACCGCCATCGATATTGATAACGTAGAAGTCAAAGGCTGCGTTGACTTTAGCTGCGCTAGAAATGCCTGCTTCCAGATCAGCAACGGTTGGCAGAGTCAGATTGCCAGCTGTGCCGTTGAAAGTAAACAGACCGTTTGCGAGTTGAGCTGCAGTAGCAGTTGCTGCTGCAGTCAGTGCAGTCGGAGCGCCCTGAACAAACAGTTGGGCTTCGCCGACATTACCATCACCAAGCTGGTAACCACCAGCGCCATTAGGAAGTGCCATGATAAATATCCTTTACAAGAAGTCGGTAATGGGGGCCGAAGCCCCCACCTATTAGCCCCAGATACGGCAGCCCATTTGCGGACGGATTGTGCTGTAGCCGTACAGAACGTCGATACGGCAAGGCAGACGGTCGTTGTTGATGTCGTACTGACGAACAATACGCATCGAAATACCGTTGTGGACTTGGCGAGAAGCCATATCCACGCCTTGTGGCATCAGCAGGTCTGCGGTAGCGAAAGTGATCGCATCCTTATGGTAGACCAGGTTCTGAGCGTACTGACCGTTAGCGTTACCCAGCATGGTCACTGCAGCGCCCGAAGCAGGCAGCGACGAGACGGTAGCCAGAGCCTGGCTTGCCGAATACAGCGCTGGGAAGATGGTCAGCGTAGCAGTCGAAGAGCCGGTAGCAGCGGCAGTCACGGTGAACTGCTGCAGCGAACCAGTGGACTCACGAGTCTGCGGGTTAACAGCAAACACGCCAGCGATGGTGAACACGTCGCCAACATTCCAAGTCTTGCTCGAACCAGTAAAGCTGATTGGCAGCGTGGACTGACCCTCAGTTGTGATGGTCGAAGTCACGGTGATGGTGGTGCCCCAATCGCCGTTGGTGTGCTGCTTGATCGACTGAGACATGTTGACTTCGTCGTAGCCCAGAACGCCGGTGCCCATCATGCCGTTCTTGAACTGGCGGCTGATAGTGTCGGTTGGGTTAAACAGACCTTTCATGCCTTCAACCAGACCAGCGTTAGCAGCTGGGTTAACGGTAGCGTAGCGTGGCGACATCACAGCTGCGTTTTCGTTCAGCTTCTGCTGGGCTTGCAACAGAACGAGCGAAGTCGAAGGCGTGGTGCCGGGGGTGCCGACGGAGTTACCGATGGCCTTGTATGCGTTAGCAACGTCAGCGTCAATCGACGATGCGAGCTGCGAAATACGAGGCTTCAGAACACGCTCTGCGAAGTCATCCAACTGCATGGTGAGTTCGGCGGAGGTGAAGTTCACACCGATGTGCTTCTGGGAAGCGACAGTCAGCGTGGTGAACTGCTCGTTGTCGTCCTGAACTTGCAGGGCGGCACCGTCAGTTACCAGAGCGCGGTCTGGTAAACGGATACGCAGTGTAGAACCAATTTTTGCGCCTTCAACGGCGAAAGAATCGTCGTACTGACGATTGACGTTACGAGTGATTACCAGGTTGTTCTCGAGGATCTCGAGAGCCTTACGGGTAATCATGTCGATGGTAAGAATCGAGTTTGCCATGATTTATCCTAAAAAAATTAGCGGTTACGTTGAGCTTCCCACTTCTTGATTTGACGCTGGCGCTCTGCCTCAATCCACTCTGACGTACTCATGTTCTTGATAGAACGTGGGTCAGTCGTGTCATAAGACGGCGCGCCAGTGCCACGACCGCTGATCGGTGCTATCGGTGGTGGGGCGCTTGTCGTTTTCTTGACCGGCGGATTGTCGCTCAATTTAGCTTCAATCTTGCCAATCTCTTTGGCTTGTAGATACGGCGACAGACGAGAAATACGATCAGCTTCTTTCGGGTTGGTGCCAAGGTAATACGCTAGATCTGGCCCAACATCCGATGCTTGGATCGTCTCAGCCATCACGGTCGTAATCGGCAAGTTCGGGTTGTACGCGACCTGTTCAAAGTCCTCATACTTGCTCCGAGCTTCCTCTTCACGGTCGTGGTAAGCCTCAAGCGTCTCCATGCGTGCGCGGTCAGCCTCACGTTTAGCTAGAAGTTCTTCAGCCTTTCGAGCAGCCAATGCTTCGGCGTACTGGTCGACAGACTCAAAGTTCTCTAGCGCGGGGGCTGGCGCGGGCGGCGCGGCTTCTGCCTGCCTCCGAGCTTGTTCTCTTTCCCACTTACGCTGTTCTCTTGCAAGCCGTTTGCCAATGGCAGCGTCCAGTTCTTCTTGTGTGAAGACTTTGGCTGGTTTTGGCTCTTCAGTTTCCGGCGCTATTGCTTCGGGTTCCGGTGCTGCCGTCGGTTCCGGTTCCGGCGCGGGCACTGCCGCTAGTTCGTTTTGTACTTCGTCAGACATTGTCGATTCCTAAAGAATCCCAGGTGTGCCGCACCTGTGCGGTATTTCGATTTACTCGTAAATAACTGTTGCGTTGACTGTACCACTGATTACCACGTATATGCCATTTTTAGCATACGCTCCGTCCAGCGGCAACAGGTAAGACGTTGCGGCAGCAGGCGTGAAGGTGCCCAAAATGATGTCGGTGGTGGTGGCAGCAGCCGAATCGTAAACCGTAATGGTTGGGGTGCTGGAGGCTGCGCTGACAAAAATACCCTTCAGCTTGCCAGCCATCGGTTTAATGTTGGCCGTAGCCGTGATGTAGGTGTAATTTGCCATGGTTTACCTCAAGCAAGAAATCTCAGTTTGTAGATTGTCGACAGGTACAAGCCGACAATTTCGTCAATAATGTTCTGCAGCGGCGTGTCCGCCTTGTCTACCACCTTGTACCGCATAGCTTCAATTTCTTTCAGCTGTTCCTGCAAAAACTCCAGTATATTGCCGGGTTTTTTGGTGGATTGTAAAGAAATCGCGCCAATTAAGCCATGCCGGCCTTGGTAGGCTTCCGCAAATTTGTCCGCCAGCTCGACAATCTCGTCGTAGAACGTATTTAAAGCCACATGCTTGGCATAGCTGCGGGTGTTCAGATGCACCGAATGGGCGACATCCCGGCCTAAAAACAGCAGCCCTACGAAGTTTGCGCACGTCATACCATCGGCTCCTCGGGCGGCATTTCCATCATTTCAGGCGGCATTTCAGGCGGCATTTCAGCCATTTCTGGCTGCATCGGCGGCTGCATTGGCATCTCGCCCGGCAACTCCAGCCCACCCTCGCTCATCGCCAAGTCGCCGGCAGACATCACGTCGCGTAGCGTCTGCATAACGACGTCTTGCACCTGATCCGGCGTCATAGCGCCAGACACGGCAGACAGCCGCTGTGTCTCGGCTTGGTACGCCTTGATCTCAGCCTCAAAATTCTTGCGCTCCAGATCCTGCACCTCGATCGACTTGCCGACGTTCTGCAGCATCTGCTGGAGCTGATCCATCTCCTGCGACATGGCCTCGATCTGCTGCTTGGCCATCTGCATCTCGGGGCTGTCGTCCGACCCGTCGCCCAGCACTTTCGGGTCGATGACGCGAGCAAACCGCTCGGCCATCTCCTGCGCGCCTGGCCAGTCCATGTTCTTAATGAACAGGTCGCCGGCCACTTGCCAGAGCTGCGGGTTGGATTGCAGGATCATGCCCATCGCATCCAGTGCTTCCTGACGCTTGGTCATGTAGGACGGGCCGGTGGTCACCACGACGTCGTACTTACCGACGCTGGGGTTATAGATCTTGTCGATCTCAATGTTGTTCTGATCCACGATCTTTTTGACCGGCATCGGCTGGGTCGGATCGAGCTTGACCATGTCGGTGTCGCCATCCACACCAATGATGCGGGCGACCCGCTGGGTGTCGTAAATCTTGGGGATCAGGTCAACAATCTGACGGGTGACGTGCCGAATAGCCCGCGCCAGATTGTCCACGTAATGATAAGTGCCAGTGTCAGACTGACGCTCGCGCGCCATAATCGCCTTGCCCGAACGCTCATTCGATGTTGCTCCCAGACTGGTGTCGTACTGCCCTGTGGTCGACTTGATGTCGTCCGACGCGCCCATCTTGGCCTGAATCAGGCCGGTCTGCGGCAGCGGTGGGGCAGCACGTTGTGGCAGCGGCAGGACAGCTCCCGAGCCGTCGGTTACGTCAGGATTGACCTCCAGATACGGCCAGTTCTGCGTGTTGGCCGTCTTCCACTGCATCTCGTAGCCTTCAAACTGGCCACCGTAACCAATGAACGGCGCTTTGGGCGCCAGAGCCAGCATCTCAGCCTCTTGGCTCGTCCAGTAGTTGTACATGCGCTGGGCGTCCTTGGCGTTACGCACCAGACCCGACACGTACAGCTTACCGTCAACTTCAAACTCGTTACCGATGACGCGTACGACCGGAATCCACTTGCCAACCCAGTCACGCTCCTCCAGCATCTCGTAGCCGTTGGTCTTGCACCACTTGACCCGCTTGGCGTGTACCTGACGCGTGCGGATGGGTTTAAGGCCCATCTGCTTCATCTGCTTGGCCTCGGGTGAGCCTTCAAAGGCTGTCATGTTGCCGGGGTACAAGTTCAGCGTTGCGTTGTCGTAGTCAACGTAGTAATACTCGGCGATGCGCACTGTATCCTGATTGATCCACACCGAGATCGACTGGTCGCCCACGCCTTGAGCTTGCAGCGTCGAGATGGGGCTGGCGTCCGGGAACATGCGCTCGTACTCGGCGCGCTGCAGGTCTTCGGTAATGAAGCACCACTTGGCGTCGGCTCCGCACGGGTCTTGAATGGTGGGATCCATGTAGACCGAAAACGAGTTGCGCACCCGGCCGATCTTGATGTCTTGGTCAAACGTGTCGTCGTCGCAGTATTCCGTCAGGATGCGGATGTAACCTTCGCCGTAAGCGACCTGGTTCTCGCAGGCGGTGTCGTAGGCAACGTCGGCGTCCGAGATGTACTCGATGTGCCGCACCATGCCGTTGTAGATCTCGGCGACTTCCGGGTCGGCGTTGTCGTCAGCAGGAATAACTTTGCCGCTTGGACGGTTTTGTCTTTGGTCATTGGTGACTTGGCGGACGTGCTGCGGCAGCTTGTTGATTGTCAGGGTAGGCCGCGCGTTGATTGTCTGACCTTGCACTGCACCACGGGTCGCCAGAACGTCGGCTGGCCACTGCCAATGGTTGTCAGGCGAGCCTGCATAGAACCGCAGGTCGTCCAGTTCGTCTTCCCGGCTTTCAGACAGCGCAGAAATGGCCATCTGCATGCGTTTACGCATGGTCGACAGCACGTCTTGTTTGTCTGTGCTGATGTCGTCCGGCGGCGGGTTACCGCCCACATCGGCGACTTTTGCTGCCTTATTTATGCCGGTATAGTCCATTTATTTCATCTTTTTCGCTGGTTTTGCCGCTGCGCGCTTGGTTGCATACGCAATAGCCACGGCCTGTTTGACCGGTTTGCCAGATTTTACCTCGGCGCGAATGTTTTGCTTGAACGCTTTTTCCGATTTTGACTTAATCAGCGGCATTTACTTCCCCTTTTTGGCCGTTTTTGCTGACTGTTTGAAGTCTTTGTTGGTTGGCGCGCCCGGCGAGCCGGGTTTGCGCATCTTTTCGCCCGATCCGGCCTTGATGCGCTCGCGTTTAGCGTGAATGTTTGCGTAGAGTCCTGGTTTGGTGGCCATAGTTAGCACTTCCATCGTCTAAGTGAGGCTTTCGCCCGTTCAGCGTCGCCTTTAGCGTTTTTGACGACCCCTTCCATGCGGGCGCAGAACGACTTTTTGCGCCCTTCATCCGCTTTTGTCTTCGGGCTGGGTGCTGGCGCCTTCAGGTTCGAGCCGGTGGCAGCGTTGTACTTCGCCCGCCCCTTGGCTGTCAGCCCCGCGCCCTTGCTGGCCGGCAGCTTCTCACCCCGGCCCACGCTTAACGACACACTTTTCTTCGTTGCCATCACGCCCCCATCCAGCCAGTTGCGGCTGCTACGCGCGGTGAGTACCCCTCACTGCGCCTTGTCGCGCGCTCATACCCCGACTCACGGCTGGCCACCGGGAACGCGAACGTCACCGCCAGCGCGTCAGCTGCGTCCGGTGACGCGAGCCCGCGCGACTTCATCTCTTTCTTGCCTTCCAGATAGATCGTCCCCGACGAGTCGGGCTTTTTCATCGGGCCAGTCAGGTCGGCCTTGAGCTGCCGATCGTTCGGGATGCTGGCGGTCTTCAGCCAGTCCTTCATTGCGCCCCACATCTCAGCGCGCTTGTTGCCCCACATGACGGGCTTGCTCGACTTCCATCCGAAGTTCACTCCCCGCACCTTGTAACGCTGTTCTTTTAGCCTGTCAAGTACCCCGTAGCCCAGACCACCTTCGTCAATCACCGTCAGTGCGGGCCGGTACTCTTCGATCGCGTCAATCACCCGGCCAACGGTCGTCATGGTGTCCTCGCCGTGGTACCGCTTGATCGCTACCAGGTCGCGTCCTTGTCGGACGACGATGACGGTTGCGTCCGCGCCGCCGCGAGCTGGGTCAACGCCGATAACAACTGGCGCCGTCTCGTCCTTGTAGCGTGGCCGACCGGCGGCATCGTCGACAGCACTCGCACCAATAAACTGATCTTCGCCAGCCGATGGAAATTCACCGTAGACTTCAACCCGAGCCTGTGGCGAATCCTCGCCATATTCCGCAATGATCTGCTCATATATCTGCTTGTCCGTGTCCTCGACCGTTCGGGAGTCGATGTTCTCCGTATGCCAGAAGTTGCGCTTGGCGTGGAAGCATTCATAGAAGTACCCTGAGTTGCGCCGGGGGTTAGAGAACGCAAACCAGTACCGGTCAAGGATTGGTTCGGTGAAGAAGCCCGCACCGACCGACCAGATGGCGTCCGGAATACCTGAGGCCTCGTCGAAGATCAGCATCATGCCGTCGTGGTTGTGGACACCCGCGTAGCTGTCCGGGTTCTCTTCCGACCACAGCTTGCCTTCGGCTGCCCAGTAGCGCGTACCTTTTTTGAGATCCCGCTCGACCAACTCCGTGATCCATTTGGCGGGAACTAGCTTAGTTGCGCTGATCTCCCACCAGTGGCTGTTGATGACCATCGCCTGCCACTTGGTCAGCTCACCCCATGTCACGGATCTGAGCTGGGCTTCTGAGTTGGCGCTGACGATCACACTAGACCCGATGCGGGTCGACAGCATCCACAAGACGAGCCATGACACTAGCGCTGACTTACCAATGCCTCGACCGGACGCGACCGCAGTGCGGAGGGCGTCCATGTCAATCTGACCTCGATTATTTCGGATATGGCCGGCAATCCGGCGCAGGATCTTGCGCTGCCAGGTGCGCGGGCCTTTGAACTTGGCCAGCGGTGTGTTGGGCTGCCCCCACGGGAACGCGAACAGCACGAATGCCTCGGGATCGTCAGCGATACAAGGTGCGGGGAGTGAACTTCGGTTGGAAGTCAAGCAAGCCGGTCATGTACGGCAACAAGCGAGCCGAGATGTGGGGCGCGATGAAGGACTGGCTACGAACGGCCAGCATCC